AGACGATGACGTAGACAGACTTTTCATTCAAGGCGTCTATACAGGATTTGCTTTTAAAAGTATCGTAAAAAGTTTGAAAAAACAGTTGACAGAAGCTGTAAAAAGTCGTAGAATACTATTATCGCTACAAAGGATGATTACCATGAGCGAAGAGAAAAAAGAAGAAAGCTATAATCCTGATGAAAAGTTTGGCGGTACATACGATGCGAGTCTCGCTGACCTAATGACTAAAGCTATTAAGCGTGGCGAGTTCGACCTTGACAGCCCAGTTGATCCAGCAAAGAAAGACTGATATGAATTAAGATATATACAGATGTAACAACACACACAATAGGAGTTTAATAAATGAAGAAGTTACTACTTGCTGTAGCAGTTACAGCATTATTCGTTGCAACACCTGCACTAGCAGATGATAATGCAGCACCAAAAGGAGGTCTACTGCCGTATGGGCTTGGTCTTACAATCACTAATGATGTAGCATATGCAATCGATGCAGAAACGATTACATCAGAGTCGCAAGCAGTTGTCGATTGGCGCAATGTTTATGTTGGTGTAATGCCAACAGTAGTTGTTAATGCTTCGAACGTTGTTTCGTTGTCTGATGTTGAATATGAAGCAGGTTATAATGCTAATATATTTGGTACAAAAATTACCCCCTATGTTACAGTGAACACAGATGGTGATGGCGAATATCAAGACACTAACCTTGGATTTAGAACCTCAGTCAAATTCTAAAGCAATCTATAGAGGGGAGTTGAACTCTCCTCTCTATATTTTTTTATAGGAGCTTTTATGTTTGTTGCAAAAATGCCAATGAATAAGCGTGATGCCGCCGCAAGAATACATCATTTAGATGATTATTACGAGATTTGGATTCATCATAAAAACTCCAATACAGAATACGTAACTAAATATACGCACAAAACTAGTGCAATATCATTCCTTTGTGGATACAATGGTCAAACTCGTGAAATATCTGGAGCAAAATAATGAAAACACAGATTAGCACTTATTTTAGCGAAGCAGCACCTACGATGCTTCGAGCTGAAGTGTTCAAAGATGATATTGGATATGGCGTTCAGTATTTCAAAGGCGAAAATGTTTTCAAAGAAGAACGTTTCCCGGGCAAATCTATCCATTATGTCGAAGATGCCGCTGAGAATTGGTCACTAGGTATTAAAAAGCTATAAGAATAAAGCCGGATTAGCTGAGTTGGTCTAGCAAATCACTTGTAATGATTAGACGGGAGTTCGAATCTCTCATCCGGCACCATATTTTTTTTGAAAAGTTATACACAGTTTTTTGAAAAAATCTAAAATAGTTCTTTACATTTATCTCTAACTGTGCTATATTATAATGACAGAAACAAAGTTCAGGAGTGTGTAGTATGAGATATCGTGTAACAATTGCAGCGGACTCACTTGACTCAAATCCAGAGATCACTGAGTTCGATTGTTTCTATGAAGCTGAAGATTTTATTCACGATTCAGTGAATTCGTCTGTGCAGTGGATCATGTCTCATTCTCCATACATCATCGAAGAGGAAGAATACTATCATCTCTTAGAACAAGAGATGGCACTAACTCGTCTAGAAGAAATATAACCAGGGAGACGCATATGCTTTCCGCTGCTGAACACATAGAACTTGCTGTAGATGAGGAAACATCAATCATGAATTATAAGGAACGATTGCCATGACGCTAAAATTACAGTATGAGGAGTTCGTGACTTATGTTCATAAACTCGCAAAAGAGCCAGACAGCAATTATATGGATGCTGTTTTGGAGTACGCACAAAAGAATGATATTGAAATTGAAGCACTAGGTGATATCATTCGCAAAAACTCAAATCTCAAATCTCGCATTCAAGATGAAGCTGAAGACCTTCGTCTAATGGAAAGGACTGCAAAGCTGCCTGTATGAGCACATACTCGACCAGAGACGCATACGAGACTTACATTGCGTATCTAGCACTACAGAGGCACTTCAACTCGTCGTATGACTACTTCAAGTATAACGGCAAAGTGAACGCTTCTCCTCAGTCGTTTGAGATTCGAAAGGATAAGTTTCAGTTCTATAAGTTATCAAAACATAATGATTATAAGAATTATATCGTTGCTAACATGGTCAACTCTGACAAAAAGTTATGGGTTGGAGACCTACTAAACAATGAAAGTGACGCTATATATAAGCAGTGGTCGAAGAAAATTCAATCACTATCATATCACTTCAAGCAGGAGATACGAACATTAGACGAAGATTTTGACTCTAACTTTAAAGTGGTAGATGGTCAGCACCCACCATTGTTAAACGAAGTTCTATCTGGTCGTTTTTCACTGGAATCGCTGATTATACTCGACGACGTTCTAGATATTTTTAAGCATTGGAATTCAAAAATAGCTTTACAAATCATCTGGGAAGTTGTATACTCTAAGAGTAGTAAATATAAACCGTTTCTACAATATGATAGGTCAGTAATGAAACAAGCATTACTTGACCGTTTTGGATAAATCGCAATACTAGGAAAATACAAATGACATCATTCGAGCAAATGAAAACTCAAAAGAATTCTTTTGATAAACTAAACGCTCAACTCCAGAAGTTGAACGGCTCTTCAGCAAAGCAGTCATACGGTGATGACCGTATCTGGAAGCCACAAGTTGATAAGGCTGGTAATGGCTACGCTGTACTCCGCTTTCTACCAGCACCAGACGGCGAAGATATGCCTTTCGTTCGTCTCTGGGACCACGGCTTTCAAGGCCCTGGTGGTTGGTACATTGAGAACTCGCTTACATCAATTGGCCAAGAAGACCCAGTGTCTGAGTACAACTCTACGCTCTGGAACTCTGGTGTTGATTCTGATAAGGATATTGCTCGTAAACAGAAGCGTCGGCTGAAATACTTCTCTAATGTACGTATTGTAAAAGACTCTGCTAATCCTTCGAATGAAGGTAAAGTATTTCTCTATCAGTATGGTAAGAAGATTTTCGACAAACTGAACGAAGCTATGAACCCTCAGTTTGAAGATGAGACTCCTATTAATCCTTTTGACTTTTGGGAAGGTGCAAACTTCAATCTCAAGATTCGTAACGTAGAAGGATATCGTAACTATGATCGTTCTGATTTCGCTTCTGCTACTCCTCTACTCACTGATGAGGAATGGCGTGCGGGACCCCATCTGGATGTAGAGTTGGAGCGTATCTGGAAGTCACAGCACTCTTTACAGGAACTCGTTGATCCTAAGAATTTCAAGAGCTACACTGACCTGAAGACTAAACTCTATCGGGTACTAGCTCTTGATGGCGGTTCACATGCACCCAAAACGACCGCAGAGGAAGACGAGCCGACTGTGTTGAACTTCAAGCCTCAGTTCAAAGAAGCGACTGCTCCAGAGCGCAAGACTGAAGCTTCATCGCCTTCGTGGGCTGTGGATACAGTTGATGATGCGGAGGATGATAGTTTATCGTTCTTCAAGAAGTTAGCCGAAGACTAATAGAAGAGGGGGAGCTTTTAGCTCTCCCTTTTTTTATGTGCTACTCACTACTGGGCTGTGACTGGCTTGTCCCACCAGCCCAGGGCTGCCATGGCTGAGTGGATGGTGTATTCATTATTGGTAATATTATTAGTCACCTGACGATTATCAGCATTATTATTAACTGGTGAAAGAGTGGTGATAATAGGGGCGCCGCCAGTCTGATCATGGTACTGCATTTGGTTGACCTGCTCAAGTTTTGCTTTGGCTTTCATGGCGGCGACGTTCTTTTGGGCATTCAAAATCTGGTCACGGATCTCGTCGTCCGTGAGGCGCATGTGCTCTTCCGGATCATCTACAGGTGGTGGCTCTTTGGGCGGTGGTGTGAGGTTCTTTTCGGCTAGCGGGGTATTTGCCGGCACTAGTGCCGGTGTCAAACCGTTTTCCGAATCATCTATATATAGATGATCATCTATACGCATTAAGTATGCCCTATCAGAATTCCTCAACAGTTCCGCGGTCAAAAGCTTTTCGGCATTCCGATCCGGGGGGAGGTTAGTGGACTTGGACTTATCTTTGACTACTTTCGCAAGTTTGCTTGTGATAGCTGTCATAACTTTCCCCAACTCTCCAGGCACTCTATTAAACATACTTCTAGCCGAATCCTCGGCACTAGCGAATTGTTTTTTATATTCATTTAGAAGTTGGGGTCTATCGTTAACATTCGCCAAAGCCGCTACGAAGTTCGCAGACGTAGCCTTAA